TATAGGTTCTTTAGGAACACCATTCTCAGTAACAGTTTGAGATGTTGGATCTGTCTTAGCATCTTCCTTAATATCATTTCCAATTGGTAAAGTTCTTGGATCTGATCTCTTAGAACTTCCACCTGTTAGTTGATGATTGCCTGCCTGAAGACCACCATTATAAGAACTTACATTTTCGAAGTTTGTTGTTCCATTGATAGAGTTTACAAGTTTAGAGTCTATAGCACCTCTTCCCAGAACTTGAGTGATAACTGGTATTTGACATCCCTCATCCAAATAAAATCCAATTACCCATTCACCACCCCAAACTCCAGATGACGTGCGATTAATATTACCAGAAGAAGTTGGTTTGGCGACGATAGCCCAAGGCAAATTATCATCAGTCACTTCTGCTGTTTTGGGATGTTGTCCAGGTATTCTTACTTTAACTCTATCGCCATGAGCATCATCCCAAGATGAATTTTTAACGTGCTGGTTTTGTCCAGGTGGAACTTGTCCAACAAACCATTTATAACTATTTCCAACAAATCCTATATTACTAATCATGATTTGTTTTTATTAGTATATAGACCATACGAGTCACGGACAATTCTCATTGAAGTAAAAGATCTTTTTGGATCAAAATGATGGCACAAATCAATAATTAAATATTTTCCGCTTTGAACTGGATCTGGAATACCCTGTTCTTTTTTTTCCTGTGTAACAATCTCAAAGTCGCAATTGATAGTATCACCTGCTTTTAAATTGGGGTTACATGGAACCTGAACATCCAAAACCTGAGTGAACAGGATATTATATCTCATTGTAGATTTTGCTTGCCACTCTTTGGGGTCATTGTTGACACTTCCAGCTGGTGTTGGTTCTAAAGTTCCAACATCTTTGATGTGATAATGAGTTCTTGTAAAATTCTTAGCATTTATGAAACTCGCATTTTTCCCCAAGGACTTCTTAATTCCGTTACTACTTAGTTGGTAGATAATTTCTTCGTATTTAAAAGTTTTTGGATCGAAAAATAAATTACGGCTATAGTATACGCCACTTTTTAGAGCATTAATAACATCCTGATTTTTACTCACGGACATTGAAGAAATTTTAAAGTCATTAACACTATCACTGACACCAGATCTAAGAGCATCTGTTCTAAAATACCTATTTGGTTCCGAAGAATTTTGTGTTATTAAAGTATCGATTGACTTATAGTTCAACCCTTCTCTAGTTTCATAAAAGAAAAATCCAGGATTACCACCTCCTCCAGGAACTGATTTTGGTCCCAATGAGCAAATAACATCAAAAACAGATTTACTATTACCAATAAAAGAATATGAATTACTAACAGCATCAACAGCAACATTATAACCAGGAAGATATTCTTTAACCAACTTCCTAACAGAGTCTCCAATATTACCAGAATACTTTTTAAAAACCGTTGCTTCTTGGTTTAGTATGGCAGTTTTTGAAACTAAACTAAGAGCAACTCCTTGCCTATTTGACTCTTCACCGGGATTTAAAGCGCCATTTACATAGAGTGGATTATTGCTGAAGTCTAACGTTCCAAGTTTAGACTTAATTTTAAATCTTACTTCTTCCTGTCCAGTTATTGGAAGAGCATTATATATCGATCCAATTCTTTCTTGGCTATCATAATCTTCATTATAACTTACTGATCCACCAGTATCAATAAATGTCATAACCGCCGTGACGTTTGGTGACAAAACACTTTCATAATAATCAAAAGAGGTTGTTTTACCATCCAGACGGACAGTTCTATTTCCCTTTGTGATGGTTAGTATTTCGTATTTTGAACTTTCTGCTGCGTTTGCCATTTTAGTTTATGCTCCTTGTCCCCATAATGCTGAAAGTGTAGGTGCTGCTGAAGATGTTGAAACTTTTCTTTCTATTATTTGAGGTATTCCATATGGAATATATTTTTCAACAGGAACAAATGCTGTAAGAACAGTTGTAGATCCTTCAGTTGATGATGAAGATTGTTGCCAATTAAAAATTGGAGATGGACTGTTTTTGTTTGGTGGTGTTGGGGTTATTTTTGCTTTTGGAGTTAAAACTTCAAAATTAATTGGGGCAACTCCTGTTAGTCCAATATGATCGGCAGCAGCCTTTGATAAATCGATAATTCTCGTTTTATGGGGAGTAACTAAATCAGGTTCAAATGGTCCTCTATCATTAATTCTAACGATAACTGACTTACTATTATTTAAGTTAGTTACTCTAACAAAAGTTCCAAATGGTAAAGTTGGATGTGCTGCTGTCATTTCATTTCCCAAATAAACTTCACCACTGGCAGTGGTTTTACCATAAAATCCTGGTCCATACCAAGATGCTTGTTTACCTTTGATTGTTTCATTAATAATAAAGTTTGAGGCTATTTGTTGCGATGATGCTTGTTTTGCCTTTAAAGCAGCTAGATTTACTGGTCCAGAGTCTAAGTGTGCCAGTCTATATCTTTTGCCATCATTATCTTCAATAATTACAGAGTTTCCATATCCATGACTGCTAGAGGTATAGTTTACATACTTTAATCCGGATCCCAAAGTTATAGGTGCTCCAAGAGGCATTCCACCCCAGTCTTCTCCAGAATGATATTTCATAACTTTTAAGATTGGATGGAGTCTCATTCCAGCATCTGAAGTTTTAGTCCAATCACTTAATTTTCTTCCACCAACAAATATGTTATCTCTAACTTGAGCAGGTAAATATGTTTTATCTGTTCCTAAGTGCTCGAAGTGAATATGAACACCGGTAGAAAGACCTGTACTTCCTGCTTTACCCACAACTTCATTAGGATCAACAGGAATACCAATTCCAGCACCAGGTCCAGGATCACTAGATCCAGGTGGTCCAAATATGGCGGGAGTAACAGAAGTTAAATTTTTGAAAAAATTTTTCATATTATCAGAAACTTCCTTGAATGACTCAAGATTTTTTTCATCAAGAGTTGAAGTTTCTTTCGCAACTTTTATTGACTCATTGAATGTTCCAAAATAATTTGTAGTTTGTCTTGCTCTTTTTGCTCTACCACTTTCAGTAACTGTTCCACCTGATGTTCTTGATGACTGTGTTTTTGTTGTTCCGCTTCTCTGAGAAACTGGTCCACCTTTTGCTTTTTTAACAGGTTCTGGTAAATCCCCAAGGAGTGACATTTTTGCTGGAGCATTTTTTCCACCCTTTCCACTTAAAGCATCATCTAATTGTCTTTTCTTTCCTTCTATATCTCCAAGAGTTGATTTTAATTGCTGTAATTGACCATCTATCTTCTTTCTACCTGCTTCAGTCCCACTCATATCTGTTCCTGACATGATTGATATGAGACCCAAGACAGATTTACCAATAAACTTCCCTATATCAATAATACCATTAATCCACCAAGCATTTTCACTAAAAAATGTTTTTATATTTGAAATAATAGTTGGTAAATTATTAACCAGTATTCCCAATAAGATAACACCAGCAAATTCCATAACCTTATCAAATAAACTCATTGGACCGCTCATGATAGATTTTCCAATGTTCTTAAGACTTGATAAACCGGTTACTTTATTTTCTAGTCTTTCTTCCTTACTTTTTTGATTTTCTTTTTTAATTTGTGAGGTTATAAGATTATTTTTTTCCGTCTTAAGTTTCTTCAGTTCTTTATTTGAACTGATAAGAACACTTCTAATGTTCGTTACATTTAATTTTAATTTTTTTATCTGATTTTCTTCCATGTCTTACACGTGTATCCCATACATTGATGGTGTTATCCTTCTATAAGGATCTGACATATTAACGGAAGATATTAATGGAACATCTGTTGCTTTTGGAGTTGGAACTGGTATTTCTGGTAATTTAGATCTCTGTGGGGGAAGACTCATCGAAACAAAATTTGTTTTTGGAGATGGTCTTGAGGATTGTGAAATGGCACTATAGGTTTTTTCTCTTAAAACCTTTGGCTTTTTCATCACGCCAGCAGAGCCAGATAAAAGATTTTTGGATGATGTAGTTTCAAAAGACATATTTACATTTGACATCACAGGTGTATTCACATCACCTCTTTCTTTTAGTGGTGTATATGTTCTAGTATCCAGTCCTCCACCTTGTCCGCCTTGACCTAGTCTTTTCTTCTTCAATTCTTGTTCAAGAACATCATTGAATTCTTTCAATAATTGTTTGAATATCTTGGCATTTTCACTTTGAACAAATACTAAATTAGAAAGACCAATGATAGCTTGTCTAAACTGATCAAACAATCTTCCAGCATTTTCATTAATATCACTCAAAAATGGTCTAAACAATCTAGTGGCGAAAGTTTTAACAACATACTCTCCAGGGGCAAGCATTGCTGGGACCGTATCAACTGTTCCAGACCCTCTTCCAGGAACAGTACCACCAGAAGAAAATTTAAAGGTATTAGAGAAAACTTCTCCGCCTTTTGAAAATCCGGCAGATGAACTTAACCCTCTTTTTACTAGATCAAAAATAGATGCTCCTTTATATCTTTGAGGATCGTATGGAACAATCTGTGTTGGTTTTCCAGAGACACTAGTTTCATAGTTGGTCCCCGTTATTGCCTTTACATAAGCATCTTGCTCTTCTTTTCTCTTAGCATCTTGTATTTCTCTTAACTTTTTAGCAGCAATAGCAATTCCAATGCCAGCAAGAATACCAAGTCCAATAGGAGTTGTAAGTAAAGCAAATGCTGCCATTATACCTTTCACTGCCAGAACAACTTTACTGATAATATCAACCAATACTACAGTTCCTAAAGTGGCAGCAATCCACTTCCAATGTTCTGCCAAAAATCCAAAAAACTTACCAAGTTTTTCTCTATTCTCTTTATTTTCTAACCATTTAAAAGCCTGGTTGAGAACAATTCCTGTAAGAATTACTTTAAAGAACTCAATAATTTTTTGGAATATGCTTTTTGTTGGCGCTAAAACTTTATCAACTTGTGACTTAAATACACTTCCAACATTTTTCGCTTTTTCTAGAGCACTTTCTTTATCTAAAAATCTTTTCTTAGACTCTGTTGCTCTTATTTTCTTTGTTGTTTCTTTTTCTTCCGCAATTCTCATTGCGAAATCTAGTGCTAATTGATTTTGTATTTCTACTAAAATTCTATTTGTTTCATCAAGGGCATCAAGAACTGATGCTGGTTTTTGTGGTTGCTGTTGCTCTGCTGTTATATTTTCTGCTACATCAGTTTTTGGTTTTCTAAAACTGAAAATGCTGCTTCTTAGTTTCGGTTTTAATGATGTTGAAGAAGAAACCGCAGAAGCACCACGAAGAACCGAAGAAGATATGTTCTTCTTGCTCAACTTCGGTATTGATGGTGCTCTATAAACCTGGTTAATGTCCACGTTGTTGCTGTGCCTTTAGATTTTCTTCTTCTATATGCTGTTGAAGTAATGATATGTAAATTTCCCTTTCCCAGGGGATCATATTTTCTAATTCAGTCAAAGAATATTTATGGTGTTGAACTAAGGCAAAATTAATCTTGTAGTATGACTCAAGGTTAGTATGAGCCATACTCAACTGAAAAAACTTGCGAGTCCCTCCAGAACAACTTCACTTTCAACATTTGTATTCGGGTTTTTAACTTTCACTGTATGAGACAACTTTGGCATCGTTGTGAAGAATACTTCGATTTCTTTAAACTGTTTTGTATTCAACTGATCAAGAAATTCTTCTAATTCTTTTTTGCTGACATCAGAAGCACTCCAAGACTCTTCTTCATCATAAATCATATCAATACAAGAAGTAATCATACTCAATGATCTACTAACTTCACTTTCAGTTTCGTTTACTTCAAAGTTGTTTTCAACAAACTGTTCCAATGAAGGATATCTTAACTTCATTGAAAGATTATCATCCAACTTAATGGTATTCTTATGGTCTTTATTCTTTTGAACTTTAATTGAGTCAATATCAATTTCTACTTGAACTGTTGTTTCTCCATCATCTGGACAAGTAATATTGACCTCCACGGTTTCTCCAACAGACTTGGCACGAACATTCAAAAATAAGTATTCGATATCAAATGTTGAAAGTTCTTGTATTTTAACTGTTTTAGTCAGAATACAATCTGAAAGAATTTGAACAATCGCATTAGTAATCTGCTTCATATCTTCAGACTCTAATGCCATGATGAGGATTTTTTCTTCTCTTACCAGAAAGGGGCGATACTTAATTTTCTTTCCAGTAGAAGGCAATTCCAACTCATATGTTGGTGTACTAATCTTTGGTAAAGGCATAATAACCTATAGAACTTCAGTTGTGATTATTTATCTCCTACCCCTAAAGGCATCTGTCCCTTGACGACGGATTGTTGGATTGATAGTTGTTGATGTTTGAATTGCCCTAGCAGCATCTTCAGCATTAAGTTGTTCTTGAGCTGATATTTGACCAGAAGAACCTGTTCTCCTGATAGCCGCTTCTACTCTATTTTGTTCATTCCTTGCTTCAGAAGATAAACCAGGACTCTTTCTCACTCTCTTTTGAATATATCTATCATAATTAAAAGAAACACTTACTTTCATAATTTCTGCTGGTCCATAACTAATAGGTATAGTCGTAATTGATTTTGGAAAAGCATTTATGAAATCATATTGTAAAACATAATTATTTCCCAATCTAGTAAATGCTCTAGAAGCTGTTTCGCCCCAAGTTAGATTGTTTTTATCAAATTTTAAAATATGTAGGGTGTCGATTTTATAATCATTTGGATAAGCAAATCTTCTATAATGATTTCTACTTCCTTTAGATGCTGCTTCCTCACTGGCACCAGAAATGTAATCCATCCACCCCTCAAAGAATTGAATTATATTATAGTCAGCATCAACATAAAAAGTTAAGTCCAAATCAGTATATAATCTAGTGTGAGCAAATTCTTGAGTTACTCCAATAAAATTATCTTTTACTTCTGCTGTGGCAAAACTACTCGTCGGTAAACTTGCTTCCGTACATAATAAACCAGCACTTCTAGAAATCCAACCAATATCAATTGTAGATCCAGTATATCTACCCAAATGTTCTTTCAGTTTATTAGTAATTGCTGAAAAATTTACCTGGTATAAATTTGTAATTGATAGATTACCAATTAAATCTCTAATTTGAGAACTATCAAAATTAGCATAACTAACATCCTTTGGATCATAATCTGATATAGATTGAGGTGCTTCTTCTATAGTAGAAGCATATGTTTCACCACTAGTACCAGATGCTCCACTTGATGAATTGGATTGTCCTCTAATCCGATTTTGAATTTCTGCTGCTCTTTCTCTTGGGGACGATGCCATCTAAATATCTCTAATGGAGCCTACATTATTAAGTATTTAGATGTCATATAAGGGAAAATACCAACCATCATATCCAAAAAAATACAAGGGTGATCCAACAAACATAATCTATCGTTCTCTCTGGGAACGTAAGTTTATGGTATATTGTGACACAAACCCAAACATTCTTGAATGGGGAAGTGAAGAACTTGCCCTTCCTTATCGTTCACCAATCGATAATAAAATTCACAGGTATTTTCCAGACTTTTATATTAAGGTCAGAGAGAGCAGCGGTGAAATCAAGAAAATGATCATCGAGATCAAACCAAAGAAGCAAACAGTTGAACCAAAAGTTCAAAAGAAGAAAACGAAAGGATATATTTACGAAGTCTACGAGTATGCCAAGAACCAGGCAAAGTGG